ACACCACAAAATGACCCCGCAAGGTCAACCCTCGCCAATAAGACTGTCAGCAGCATCCGCTGACTTCACTACGAGCTCACTACCCAAACCGGCAATCTTCATACTGTAAAGCTCACCGTTAATTTCCTTCTTTGTCTCCAATGGCAACTGCAACTGCTGCATGACCATTCGCTTGACCTCCCTGGCAATCTTCTGGGCCAATGCGTAATTGGGACCCACGATCCAACCCCTGGTCTTTGGGGTCAATAACCATGGCATGATCTCATGGGCCGCCATGTAGGACTTCCCAGAGCGTCTGCCCATGAAACAAACGCGAAAGCGAAAATTATCTGCGTTATGAACGTGCAATTGCTGTGGAGTCGGGGTGTACCCCAAGATCTTCCAAAGCTTTTGCTTGTTCATTATTTTTCTTATCAACCGGGTTTTCCTGAAATCCGCATTCGCGCAGGATCGTTTCTAAATTGCCAGTCATGTCAATCGCAGTACGCTCATGCATGTTTAAGAAATTCTTCGATAACCATATCTGCATGGCAATCGAACCGTTCTGAGCCGATTTAAACATTAAATTTCTCAATTTTAACTTCATCTCAGAGCGGCCAGCCTGGTACTGGGATCGGAAATTCTTACGGATAGTGCTCTCGTCACATCCGAAGTATTTGCCCAGGTCAGCGTAGCTACAACCAAAACTGGCCAGCATCTGGACCTTTGTAGGATCTATGTCTTTACTGTTCATACTTATTACCGGAATCGATGACACGTTTTATTTTTTTAATCGACCGGGCCCAATATATCTTGCAGCTACCCTCGGAAATCCCGAGCTCATCGGCGATGATGGGGTAGGTGTGCTTCTGGCATCTCATCTTGAAAACTTCTAACTCACGAGGCGAAAAACTGTCGTAAAACTCGTGGGCCGCTAACTGGAGCCAGCGCAGTTCCGACGGGATGAGCCCGCTGCGGAAGGCGATCATTTTCTGGATGTACTCATCAGCCTGGTCAATCGCGTCAATCAACCGATCTGTGTCAGCATCCGTCAATATAGTCCAGGTTGACTCCATTATTGTTGCTTAAGTATACATAAAAAGAGTGTTTACAAAAATGGGGAAAATTCTATGACGGGGTAAGTCGCGCCAGGCCGGGCTGGCCTTGGTGTACCGGGAAAAATCGAGTGTAACATATTGAAACAATGGCCATATCGGATAAGGCAACCGATGGGCCGCCCTGGACAAATTGCAGGCCTGGACCAAATAGGACCAAAACCGGGCCTGGCCTGGCAGTTCTGGCAATCCGCACAGGTTCCTATTTTTAGATTGTTCGCTGCCTGGCATCATATTTAAACAAGTGTTGACAGAAGCAACAAAAAAAGCTATTATCAAATAGTTACTCAGTATATATAGCGAACGATAAAAAACCATGAGTACACAACAAAAAACAAGGAAGGATAAAAGACCATGAGACAGCAATTAATAAAAGAGATACTGGACCATTTAAGCAAGACTTACTGCGAAGGATCAGGCCAGTATATACAAGTAAAAAAGATGCTAAACAAAAAAGCAGTTTCCAACCAGGATATACATTCACTTTGGAGTTTAGTTATGACCAGCACAACAAAAAACAAGGAAGGATAAAACAGCCATGAAACCAAAGAACAACAGAAAACAATCCGCAACAATTGCGGAAGCTTTAGCCAGGCTAGTTAAAAACCTGGAACAGTTCAACAATGGCCTGGAAGTAGTTTGCTATGCAAAGCAATACAGGCACACAACCATAATCAACAAGGAAGGATAAAACAATGGATTACACAATCACAATTACACTCAATACTGACAACCTGGCATTTAATGAAACTGGCTTTTCATTGTTTGCTGAAACTGTCACAGTATTAGAAGACTTACCGCAGCATATTGCGGAAGTTATTGCAGATCATGCAAACGGGCAGAAATCACTCATAGATACATTTGGAAACAATGTAGGCCAGGTCATTACTGTGATTAACAAACCAGAACAAAAACAGTTCTGGGCATACTGCGAAGCATGCGAAACCACCACACGAATACACCAGGAAGATTCTGCCCTGGCAGAATTTCCGATCCAAGAATGTTCGATCTGTGGAACACAAATAAACAAGGAAGGATAAAATACCATGAACAACACCACAATAAACCGCCGTTTTCTGGTTAGGCTGTCCGATACAGTCAAAGCCTGCGGATTAACTGCCCAGGCTTTAAATGAAGCTATGGACGCTCTGAAAGCCAGGGCGGCAGAACTGAATAAACCGGGCTGGTTTAGATATGCGCTAAAATTCAAAACCTGGGTAAACTGCCAGGCCTGGGACCAAGTACCGTTTGCTGTCCTGGCCCTGGGTAATGCTAAACTCCCGTTTCTGGCCTACTCAACCCTACCAGGCATAAACTGCCCCGGGGCTGGTACTTGCTGGCTGTTTGGCCTGGGGTTTTGCTATAGTGTCAAAGCCTGGCGGTACCCTGGCGGGTACTTAAGACAGTTACAAAACACAGTCTTAGAAGCTGGCCCGGCAGGCCAGGCCATAATTAGAACAGCCATAAAAGAAAAGCTTAAAGAAGCTGAATTTACAGGCCGCGAAAATATCCCATTTCGTTTGTATGTTGACGGGGATTTTAGCAGCCTGGCAGTTCTACGTTTCTGGATGAACACCTTAAAACAGTTTCCCCAGCTACAAGCCTACAACTACAGCAAGTCTTTACACCTATTCCAGGAACTAGACAAGACAGGCTTTAAATGGCCTGAAAACTTCGTATTAAATGGTTCTGCAGGTTCTGTATATGACAAGACCAAAACAGCGGCCTATGTATCAAAGCTGGCCTTTTTTCGCGGCCCGTTTGTTCCTGCCCAAACTAGTAAAGCAACTTTAAAAGCCTGGAGGCAGCGGAAAAAAGGTAAGCTTGACAAGCTTCCCAAGTTCGCAGGCCAGGAAATAAGATCCAACTTCCCAGGTGAAAAGGTCTTCATTTGTCCTGGGAACTGCGGAGCATGCACAGCGGCAGGCCATGCCTGTGGAGATAATGCCAGGTTTCACGATATTAAAATTGTGATACCGGCGCACTAATGAAAGAAATACTACTAATGGCCTGTTTTGTCCTGGCTGCCTGGGTTGCTGCTTTTTTCTTGGCTTTTCGCAAGATTTACAGCCAGGGCAGCCCGCAGGATGAAAACATTCAAAAAAAAGGAGATCAAATAATGATTGAAAACATAGAAAACGGTTTTGAAACTATAGATATTCGCAAGGATAAAAATTGGATTGCATTCGATATTTTCGGAGTATCGATACAAATAAACTTTGCCAGTAGCAAGGGCCGCTATTGGTTAACAAAGCCTAAAACTATATACATTGATCCTTGGAACTGTGCCAAGGAATTCATTATAGATATAGCGGAAGGTACTTGCAAAGCTTATGACACCATAGAACCTATAAACTAGAGCACAGCCAACCCCTAAAAAAGGCCTGGAAACAGGCCTTTTTTTTTACCCATACCCAGTACAGGCCAGGCCTGAAAAAAGGCTGTCAGAGCTAAAATAACCCCATTAAAAAAGTTTCCTGCACACCAGGCCAGGCCAGAAAGCACTAAAAAAGGCCATTAAGGCCGGTTTTTTGTTTGCCTGGCTACTGTCCTGAAAAGCAGAAAAGCCAGGATCTTAGGCGCAAAATTGCAAGCCTGCCGGCCTGCCCTGGTTTGGTCCTGGCTGCCTGGCCTGGTTTTTTGGCTGTTTTCTGGCATGGGGCCCGCTGGCCTGGCCTGGCTGGCTGGCCTGGTTTTTTACTGGTTTTTTGGCCCGGTTTTTTACGGTTTTTTTGGCCTGGTTTCACTGTATCAAATCTGTACATTTCGCCAGGCTGCCAGGTTGGCCAAAAATAAAAAACCGATTTTTTGCGAAATTTTCAGGCCTTTTTTCGCGAATTTTCGGCGATTTTTATTTCTCACTCCGGGGTATTTTTATATTTTAGCTCCGGGTATTTTTTGTACATATGGAGCCGGAAGCTGAGTCGCTGCCGGGTGTACATAGTGTTTGTACACTGGGTCAAATTTTTAACTCTGGTGTCTTCCGGTAGCCATTCAATCAGCAGGCCGCAATGTGTTTCATTATCATGTTCACTGGCGTAAACACAGGTTTTATCATTTTGGTCCGATAATTCGCATTTTGGTATAAAATCCACCTCGGGGCCCTAGAAGTGGAAAAGCTGGAAAAACTGGAATACCTCTCTAAAAATCTTTTCCATTTTTTTTTTTACAGTGGAATAACTTTTCCACTTATTCCAGTTATTCCACGTTCCAGGGTGCCAGGGCCTAATCAAAGATTGCATCAATTTCAGTACTAATTTTGCGATAATGGCCTCGTTCGATCTTACTAATCAGTCCTTGATCGATCATTTTATCCAGCCAGTTATACGCAGTTTGCTGGCTGGTCAAATTAAGCGTGGCTTCCAGCGCGGCCTGGAATTGTTCCCAGCTAAAGTTACTTTCAGTTGGTATAGCTTTAAGTACTCGTTCCTCATCCGATTCTTTTGGATCGGCGTACCAGAACATTTCATTTTTGGGTAGTGGCTTCAGGTACTGGAAGTACAGGTGTTGTTTGTTGTCATCATCTTTATAGTTATGCAGCTTCAGTGCCAGCGGCATATTATGGAATGAGCTATGCGCCCTGACTTTAGTAATCTTCATCACCTTGATTCCTTCAGCCCGTTTCGTATTCGCAAACTGCGCAATAAAGTCCATATGATTGGTATACGATGTACCGCCCAGGATTTGCGCAATATCCAGTGGTGCCGGTGCGTCTGTTTTCTTATGATGGCTGATCATCACCATAGCCACATTATATTCTTTTTTAAGGTTAACGATTCGCCGTATAAGGTCGGTTAGTTTATCATTTCGTGATATATCCACATCCGTGGATGTATACAGGTTATCGATCACGAGCACATCATACTGTTTAAACATCAGATTAGCTTCGATCTGTTCATACTTATCGGTAAACAGGTCCCGCTGGCCGCTGCTTAAAAACGTACAGTTCTTCTCAAACCGTGGTGCTTCCACGGGGTATTCATCCATAATGTGGTTGGAAGTAGCTTTCAACAGTCCTGCAAAAGCTTCATCTTTGAGCTCGAACTGCACATGCAGCACTTTCTTAGGTTTGGGGATCTTGAACTGTCCCATGAGCGGCACCCCCATGGCCAGGGAAGTAGTCAGTTGCAGTCCAAAGACTGATTTACCCACATTAGTACTCCCGGCCAGGCACAGGATGTCCTGGTCATACAGCAGGCTATCCACCACCATTTTGGGTGGGTCCTTGAATTTATCTGCGAATTCACTGGGGCTATATGCAGGCATCCCGCCCAGGTCCACGGGAGATCGGCCGAATACGGGTGCTTCATCCACCAGTGACAGGAACTCATCCTTAGTATGATTCATAAAGTAATCGGTAATGTCATATTTTTCTGGTGCGCCATTGAAATTTAATATTTTTATCTGCTGCATTTTTTTATACAGTGCTCGCGCAATCTTGCGAGCTCCTTCCTTGCCTGGATCGTCATTGTCGTAGCAGATAACCAGGTTTTCATAGTTATCGATCCCAGCCAGGTCCAAGGGCAGCGCACCGGCACCAGTAGTAAATGTAACTGCCGGTACGCCATGACAGTTGGCGGTGATAGCGTCCTTTTCACCTTCGACAAGGTACAAGGTGGTATGCGGACCGAGGTAACTGGGATTTGGATATACCTTGCACTTCTTATCGCCGAACTGTGTGCCCTTGTGATACTTGACATGATTGTCATTGATCTTGAACACTAGTTGTAGATTCTTTTCCCTATCCCGCCGGACCCCCACACCATATATATCATCATGCGCGGTTTCATTCCATGGCAGGCTTAGTTCTTCTAATATTGTATCTGAGTGATCCAGGAACTGTTTCCTGGCATCGCTGTACGCGCTTTTCTTAACCGCGGCACTGATCTGTTTCCTGGTAGGCGGGGTAACCTTGGGTGGCGGCACAACAGAGGGCCCAGTGCGCTTTTTCTCCTCAAATGACCAGTGCCCTGTGCACACATGACAGTGTGCATAGGTTTCATTTATCTGTACTGGGCCCTGTTTACGTTTTTCACCATCGCAGTCCATGGGCCGGTCTTTGGCTGGACACTGCGCACGGTTCCCCCGGATTTCTCCAAATATGTCTTCCGGTCGGATCAAAGTTCTTTTTTGATTTTAGCCAGGTGGCACAGGTGTTTGAATGCCTGGGCTCCCGCATCCAGTTTTTTCCTGGAAATCATTTGCTGGTGGAACTGGCCGGACTCTTTATCGAATCGCATTATCATGCCTCTTTCAATATTGGCGGTTGGTTTGGCAGATTCTATTAGATATGTATATGCGCCTAATTGGATCATCATTTCCGGGTACACCACGGTACCTTTCGTAGTTTTCCAGTCTACTACAATAACTTCACCATCGAGTGTACCGATGCAGTCTACGGTGCCGCCGGTGCGGAGGTCCTCATTGACCAGGCTGATCTCGCAGGCCACTTTGCCATTTTTTTTCATTGGGATGAATTTGGTTTTACCGATCCACTCCAGGTATCCAGCAAACGCCACCATCGCTTTTTCGGTCTGGTTGCGGGTGAAGTCACCGGTATCCACATCGAAGCCTTGCAGATGCCCTTGTATTAATATGTGTACCAGGGTGCCGATATCCCCGGCATCCTGCATCACCAGGTCAGGGTCATCTCCTGCGATAGCGGTGCGCTTGGTCCAGCCCAGGAGTGCTTGTTTATTCCATCCCAGGTTCTGGCTTATTATTGTGGTGACGGACTGGGCACGGGACCCGTCCTTTAATATGTACTTTTGTCCATGTAGTTTTGTTCTAGCCATGTTGTCTCCATTGGTTTATAAATTTGTCAATTATTTCTTTTATTATGCCGATGCTCATAATCCCCAACAGTATACCAACAGCCCAGACTACCAGTGCGATCCCGAGTATAAGTAAGTTAGCGATCCAGGTGGCTATGTCTAGTATGAACATCATTTTTTCTCCTTTTTGTGCGGATTATTAAACACTTTCCCGCGTAAAAGCTTTAATTCTTTTAACCTGGTATGTGCTGCGCCGCCTTCTTGTATTTTGCCGGTCTTCAACAGCCATTCGTACAGTTCGATAATGTCCTTCCTGGACATGTTACTGCCTCTAGCTGTTGGGATCACGAATCACTCCTTGTCATATACGCTTCCAGCGCAGTTTGGATATGATCCAGGTATTGCCCCAGCGATCCATACACTTGCCGGATCAAGCTATCGGCTATAGTTAGTTTTGACTCCAGTTGATTGATTTTTTTCTGGAGTTTCAATATTTCAGCTTCCAGGTTTAAAATGGTTTCTTCTGTTATTTGCACCTTGGGCATATCTTTTTTTCTTTCCCGTACTTCACAAAGTTGCCATAATATTGCGGAATGTGTCGTCTTTTCCCAGCTTTTTTCCCGGTGGAATAAGTAATTATTTCCCAGCACTTACCGCACTGTGGACACACAAAAATAGACTTATCAGCCATTCTAGCATCATTACGCCAATGCTCTTTTGTCATTAACGGTTTATTAAGCAGCACTTTTTGTATTTCTTCCCCGACCCGCAAAAACATTTTTGATTCCTGCCCAGAAGCTTCTTGGCTTCTTCTTTGGTGGTGGCGAATGGACTGCGTCCGTACTTGGCTTGGAAGCCACCGTAGCCACCGGCATGCCGGATGAGTCTTGTTTTAACGCTTGCCTGGCCGCTGCTCGGCGTATGTTCCTGCGCCTGACCCATTCTGAATTCGGATACTTCTTGCGGTGGTGTTTTGTTATCGGCATCAGACATCTAGTGTTTCTTGTTGTATAAATAATTCTGTTTGTTGTTTGGCTGTGCTGATTCTTTTATTTGCCATAGCCACATATTCTGAGTTTATTTCACTGCCAATCCATTTCTTCCCAAGTTTAACAGCACATACTGCCAGTGTCCCAGAGCCCATAAATGGGTCATAAACCAAATTACAAGGTGTCCTGGCCACCAATGGCAGATAGGCTTCAATGGGGTCTTGCGCAGGATGCAGTCTTTTATTCTTTATATAATCGGATTGCGGATTAACGCCAACCAGTAGATCCATAGTTTTGATACCATGCATATAATTTTCCATATGCATTTCATTATTTATAACACTCATAGCCACCGGTGTGATTGTTTTTATCCATGGACTGCGCAGATAACTGGCTGTACCGAAGTTCTTGCGATGGTAGAACAGCCATTGTTTAAAATGCTTTAATGAATCTTTTAAAGTGAACATATGTTCCTGAGACATAAAGATGTATGCTGCGTTACTGGTAATGCGTTCAATTTCAAAGCATAACCGGCACAGCCAGGTTTCATAATCTGGCTTATTGTCATCGCTATAATTGCCATAATTCTTCTTAGCATTCCATGGCGGTGAAGTCACCACCAGGTCAACTGAATTATCTGGCATCTTAGCCATAGTATTAAAGCAGTCTTCGTTATGTATTTTATTGAACTGCAACTCTAACTCGCTCTGTTATATCAATTTCTTTCCCATCCCGCACTACAGCAGCAAAAAACACTTCACTATTGCGCCGCCTGGTCATTAATTCTTTCATGTCTTTTACGAGCTCTTTAAATGAAAACGCGATAATGGTTTCGTCTTGCCAAACATCATTATGGTTGTCGAATGCAACACTGCCTGCGTAGTGGTCTTTCATCAGCTAAACTCCGGGAATCGTTCATACTCATAAAACCAGTTCCGGCCTTTCCGCTGGTTGTTCTTGCCGGTTGTGAGTGCCAGGTTAATGGAGTTCTGGTTTTCATAAGGCACATAAGCGATCATATCTTTTGGCGCATAGTAGACTGCAACCACATCGACGCGTCCTGTCTTTTGGTATTTAATCATATTCACTTCAAGACTGGTGGAGGTCTTTTGCTTCAGAACAGTCTTAACCTGTACTCTGCGAAACTGTCCATTCTCCTGCTCCACAATTAAATCAACTTGTTCATTGTCCACCTCAGGGATATACACTTTATATCCTTGCGCTATAAGATTCTTCCTGACCGCCAATTCGCCAAGACGGCCTTTTCCGTGTGACTTCATACAAATAATTCTTCCAGTGCTCGAAGCTGGGATGCTTCCAGTGTATACTTATCGCCATATCCTACATCTTTTATATTAAATGGCTGTATAAAATCAGAGCTACGGGACCCGCCCATAATTTCAAAGTGCGGGATTTCGGCATAGACCAGGATATAGATATCGCAGTCCTGGATCTTTTTATTGATCTGGGCTTGCAAATACCCTGGGTTATATGTTGTAGTTTTTACATCGACTCGTTGGCCTTTTACTTTTAAATCATAACCGCGTCGATGCGGTCCTATTGTCAGGTCGGGGTAGCGATTGAAATATTTACAAACAGCGATTTCACCGCCAACGCCATTTACATCGGGATCTAGCTTACGTTTGCTGCTTGAGATCACTCCACTTTTCTTGTTGGACATCATGCGCCCCATCCCTGCCAGGGCTGCCAGTTCCATCTCGATTTGGTTCAATGTTATTTTCATGGTTTGTTTCCTCGGTATGTAGTGCTGCATAAAGTGTTGCATAGTTGATTAGGTCCATACAGCGTGACCTAATAGTTTCATCAGAGTATGTTTTCCCGGTCTTAGCGTCATTGCACATTGCATCAATATGTTTAAGCATATATACCAGTGTGGCTTGTTGCGGAGTGATTCCGATCCTATCGGCCACATGCTTAAAATTGTACAGTTTGTCATCATTAGATATTGTGTACTCAATACTTTTCAGGTCTGACAACTCCATGGCATCAGACCACAAATCACTGCGAAACTTTCTGAATTCGTCGTTATTCATAATTTCAATCCATCACTAATTTTAGGAGTTCCTGAGTGTTTGGGGTATATCTTGCATCGTACTTTATATTTTCACCCTTAGGGTAATCGTATATTTTATACTTCAAACAACTTCGCCAGTATTTCTTTTGTTTTCTACTCCCTGTAAAACTTATATAACGGTGTTTGCTACTTCTTAATTTTCTATTTTTTGAATAATCAATATTTTTATCATAATGCCTACCATGTGTCCCATTTTCACTTCCTATATCCGTCCTCTCCTTTGTTTTGCCTGTATAAATCCAATTAGTTGCTTGATAAATGTATCCATTATGATTTTGTGCAACATCGGCATAAGATACAATTATTAACGGCGGTAAAAGTTTTAAACTACTGGCAACAAAATATGAAAGCGTATTTTTAGGCAATCCGTCATTTATACATAATCTATTTAGTTCATACACATATTTAGAATTTTCTTTACCACAAACACCATCACATAAATTTGGGCTTGCTGGTTTCCCAAAAGTCGTAACCCCCTTCAAAATATATTTTTCATCGTACAGACCAAAAGAAAAAGAAATGCTCGGGATTCTCTTAGCGTAATGTTTATTGAGTAGCCAATCATAAGTCTGGCGTTTTTCTATGCTGAAAATGTGGAAACAGTTGCTTATACTCATATTTTGATCCAACCGTTATTCATCCCGCATGCCCTTAATGGTTTGCTCCAGATCAGCGATCCTGGCATCCATACCCACAATCGCATCGATTACTGTGCCGTATTTTTTCACAGATTTATTCAGTATTTCTCTTTTACACGCTGACCAGTCGAACTCTTTATCCAGGTCGATCACTTCGATTGACGGCTCTTCTTCATTAACCATACCAGCATGTTCGCGACAGCATGAGCAGATATCATTATCTGGCCAGCCTGGCTCATAAAAGACTGCTCCACAACAG